AGAAACAGGACCATCAGGACCAGTTGGAGAAACAGGACCATCAGGACCAGTTGGAGAAACAGGACTATCTGGATCAGTTGGAGAAACAGGACCATCAGGACCATCTGGACCATCAGGACCAGTTGGAGAAACAGGACCATCTGGACCATCGGGACCAGTTGGAGAAACAGGACCATCTGGACCAATAATTTGGAATGAAAATAATAGTGATATTTATTACAATAATGGAAATGTTGGAATTGGTACAAATAATCCAACAACACAATTAGATATTTCTGGTATCACAACTTTTCGTTCTAATGTACAAATTGCATCACTTACAGAATCAATTCTTACCATTTTTCCAACGGATGATACCACTTTAAATATATATTATGATATAGATCATAGAATATCGAATAATTTTTATTTATATAATAATAATTCACCAATAACAGGAAATATAATATATAATTTTATAATACCATATTCTTCTACAGTAAGTAATAAATATACATTTACTTCAATATTTAATACAGATACAAACGTAACATATAATAATGAAGTAGTTATAACAGGCATTCAATCGAATAATGACACAATTATATTAGGAAATTATAATTTAGATACAATTAATATGAGTTCTGCAAATATAATAATTCAAAAAATAGAGTATTTTTTAACGCCAGATATATCATTTATATTATCATCAGTACAAACAAAATAATCAAACATTACCAAAAAATCACTAAAAAAGATATTGACATTTTTATTGAAAATTTACAAAAAAAAGAAGAAGAAAAATGGGATCATGGAGAAGTTGAATGGGAATTTTAAAAGACTAAATCTAAATCATTGACATGTCTATATCCATCTCGTTCATATCCATACTATTATTTTCGATACTTACCCTTTGATCGATATGTATGGGTTCCATACAATCATTATAAGTAAAAAGATCGTTTTTTTTATCATCCAATTTTTGCGAAATTGAATGATTATTATGAAATTGAAGTAAATTATCAATTTGTAAAGAAGGTAATAAAGACAGAGACAAAATATCATGATCATCATATACAAATAAAACATCACAATTTTTAGAATCACTTAAATCCGTACGTTTTCCAACTAATAAAAAGGAATACAATGAAACAAAATTATGACGTTTATTTGGACCCTTCATTTTACCTCTTAAATGTGCTATATAATCATCATTATTATTATCTATCACTTTAAACATTCCACTTCCATAGACCGAAGAAACACAAACATATATTTCATCCTCATTCATACTTAATCTTAATTTATTATTTCCTCCAGAACCAGAACCACTTCTTTTATTCGCCAACATTTTTCCTTTCTTTCCTCCTATCGTATTTTTCACCATTTTAAATATTAATATTGTTTATACTAATATTTTTCAAGTTCTTTTCAATTTTTTATTCAATTATTTCATTCCTTTCTTTTCATTTACACACATTATTCTGTATCATCTAAAGATCTCTCTTTCAAAAGATTTACTACATTATTCATATCATGCTCATGATATAATTTCAAATTTTCATCTATCCTTCTAGGATACCAATTATTATTATTAAATCTTTTTATAAATTTGTATTTTATTTCATTTTTCATTATCATATCATGTAAATAATGTTCCGGACATGACATAAATGTATATAATTCATCTTTAAATATATTATTTTCTAATTTTTTTGGCTTAAATATAAAAAAATCAAATGAAAAAAATCGATCGTCATCCGGTTTACTTTTTGTTATTAAAAAAACAGTATCGTTATCTTTATTTTCTAGTAAGATATCAATTAAATACAAATCATCCGTTATAAATACATCCGGATGTAAATGTATTACATAATCATATCCTTTAAATATTCCCATATCTATTCCTTCACTTATTGCCTCCACACCACCTATTCTATAACCACCATTCAATGTTGTTATAAATATTTGTTTATTCTTTTGTTCAAACATTCGATAATATTCCATTATTTCATTATTTATTTCGGCATTATTACAATATATAAAAATATCACATAGATATTTTATTCTTAATTCTCTCAAAAAATTATTAAAATATTTATATTCTATTAGATGTCTATAACCAGTTATATAAATCAATATCTTCATTATATATATTGATATTATTTTTTCCTTTACATTTTTATTTACTACCTTTAATTAACCAAGAACTAGATTGAATCTTCTCTCCAAATCCATCTAATAATTCTATTCCTAATTCATTACATATTTTTGCTTCTGGTATACTATTATTATTCTGGTCTCCACCATTACAAAAATATGTAGGTCTAGGTTCCACCATTTCTAATGTTTTACATACTGTTCTATCTAAATCTATCGATCTTACTACATAATCCACACATTTCAATTCTTCTATTATCTTTATTCTCTCTTCCACCGGCATAAATGATTTCCCTTTTTTTAATATTGCTTGTTCATCGTTATTTACTATCACCATTAATTTATCTGCTGTATTTTTAGATAATTTGAAATATTCAATATGACCTATGTGAATTGGATCAAAATATCCACTTACACAAGCTATCGACATTTTATATATATTTATTTCATCTTTTTCTTATAAATACTTTTTACTCAAAAATCAATATCCTACTCATTTCTTGATATCTCCTATTTTACTACATCTATTCCATATGAGATATAATCACAAACAAGTCTATAGGTAGAGGAATTGGATACATATATTTCCCTTTAGGGAAATTATATCCTGTTCTACTTACCAAAATCATTGTTTACACCTTTCTCATTCAAAACATTATCATAATATATATTTCATGTATATATTATGAATATTACCACTGAAAATAAAAATACTCTCGAAATTAATATACAATCTCCTTCTTCTCCTCTCGTCCCTTTAAATATACATAATTTCGTGAGAGATATCAATGTTTCTATTGATACTAAAATAGAAACTACTACTACAATGAATGGCGGTGGAACACCACAAACCAATACTAATATAACTGGTATTTTTGAGTTTTTTAAATCTTTTTTTAAAGGATTCTCTCATATTTCTAACAAACATGAAAAAGAACCTTATCTTCATAAAATATTCTCTTCTGGAAATGCAAATATTACTGAAAATAAAATAAATTTACAAGATACTACTAATATTCTCTCGAATAAATCCATTAAACTAGATACTGATTCTTTAGATGAAAAAAAAAATAGTTTGAGAGAAGATGAAGATGAAGATCTTGATTTTAATAATCAAGAAATTACTAAAATTATTTTAACTACAGATGATCCTGAAATTATTTTAAATGATTCTTTAAAAGGTACGAAATTATTTTATTTAACACAAAGAACAGAACTCCCCTCTCAATGGGTATAAAAAAATATATTTTTTAATATTAAAAATCAAACTATCACTATTTTTACTTATCTACTACTATTTTTGTATCATCACTTACTGTCACTTTCTTTACTTTTTTTACTTTGACCTCTTTCTCTTTGACAACCTCTTGATCTTCCTTCTTCTTTTTCTCTTTCTTTTCTTTTACAATTGGTACAGATACAATTGTTTCTACTTTCTGGATGGTCTCGGTCTCTACCATTTCTTCTGCTTCCAATTCTTTCAATATATCATCCACATCTTCTACATTTATTTCTTCCATTTCTTGGAGAGAAACTGAAACATTCGTCTCTTCTTTTTGATTCATCGATTGAATCAAAAGGTCGAATGGATCTTTTTCTTCCTCTTTATTACCTTCTTGAGCTAATTCCACAATCTGTTGTTTTGGTTTACGACCTCTCTTTGGCTCTTCATTTTCCTTTACCTTTTTCACTCTTGGCTTCTTCTCTTTCACTTCTCCTTCGACCACTTCTTTTTTCACTTCTCCTTCGACCACTTCTTTTTTCACTTCTCCTTCGACCACTTCTTTTTTCACTTCTCCTTCGACCACTTCTTTTTTCACTCTTGGCTTCTTCTCTTTCACTTCTCCTTCCTTCTTTTCTTTTTTTACCTGTTTTTTTTCTTTTTTTGCTTTTTTATAATCTAATACCATTGGTTTATATAATTCGTCTTCCACTTTCTTTGTATCAAACACCTCTTGCTCAAAGAAAGTCGTTTTCTCAGCAGCAGTTTTATACAAAGGTAAAGCTTCAAGACATTCTATTACCTTTTCATCTTCTAGAACTCCTTGTTCTTTCAATAACATCATAAATCCCATAATGGAATACAATGTTTTCTTATCTTTCTGGGCAAATGCCTTCGCTTTCACTTTCACTACAACAGTGTCGGTATTTGTGTTTACAATTACGTTGTTATTCTCAATACTTGTCATTTTAAAAATTTGATTTGATTTTGGTTAGAATTTAGAAATTATGTTAGGTTTTACAATTAAATTGTGTTAATATACCCTTTCTTTTTTATTTTTTAAAAATGTCAATTTTTTAGCAGAGACTTTTCATTTTTATATTTACTAAGTTGTCAAATCCATTATGCATAATGTTGCATAAAGAAAATACGACAAATATTGAAAATGTTTTTTTAAGTAAAACCCCCCTCTCATTTAGAAAATGTCTAAAATGATAATAAACTATATCTATTTATTAATAAACTATATGCGTACTATTTTTTACAATTAATTAATTATAATGACATTGACTTTTTATTTCGTGTCTAAAATGATAATATTTTTGTCTAAAATGGTAATAAAAATAAGATATAATATATAATTTTTTAATAGAGACTTTTCATTTTTATATTTACTAGGTTGTCAAATCCATTATGTTGCATAAAGAAAATACGACAAATATTGAAAATGTTTTTTAGTAAAATTCCCCCCTCGTGTTTAAAAATTACCGAAAATGCTAATATATAAATTCATAAAAACAGTAAACCTAATATGTTTGATTTATATTATAATTATAATTATAATTAACACTGATATGTTTAGGAATTACTGAAAATGCTAATATTTTTACCGAAAATGCTAATATTTTTTACTGAAAATGCTAATAAATGTAAACAATTCTCTCATAAAAAAAGAGGTGATTCCCTCTAGTTAAGTTACAAATACAAATACAAAAATCTAAGCTAAGTTATAATTATTTCTCTCATTTCTACCAATACATCGGTCTCTTTATAATCCAAGTTCGTTACCGTCGAACGACATAAAGGACATAGTACATCTTTACTATTTCTTAGAGCACCTCCCATAATTTGTCCTACACAGGCACCACAGAAATCATGTTTACAATTAAACACCACATGTTTTTTTACAGATTTCGTTTCCATACATACTGCACAATCCACGTCATGATCGGTATCTACTGGCGTATGTTTAAGGTACATCCATTTGGCATAACGAGAGTGTCCATTCGCCATCATATCCATTAACATCACATTTCTCACTTTATTCAAATAGATGGTTACCTCTGGTACAGCCACGATTGGACGAGGACGATCTGGCGAATTCTCAGTAAAATCACGGATACTAAAATCATATCCTAGATTCATCTCTGCAAAATGACAATGAATATAATAATGTCTAAAGGTTGGAAACAGTCTCATCGTACGACCATAGTCACTCCTCTCTCGTAACTCAGTGTTTCTACCTATCCAATTACCACCATTTCCATAGACTTTATCATATAATTCCACGGTTTCAGGTTCACTGAGACATCGTAGATAAGTCTGTAGATGATGTCCATGTTGGAGAGTAGCCACATCCGTCACTACTGCACGGTAAGCACCAGAATAAATACGAGTACGTCGCTCTCTTCTACCAGGATAACCCAAGTCTAATGCCTTGAACGCATCAAAAATCTCATCATATACTCTCACCTCTTTTTTTTTCATTGTTTTTTCACACATTCGTTTATATAAAAATTTTAAATAAGGAGTAGTTAGAGAGAATATAAATGCCTCTAGTAAATATCCAAGAGGATTTTGTTCTATCTTATCGATAGCTTCTACAAACAATCTCTCGGTTAACCTTTGCACACCTGTACAATCCCATATCGTATGACCAACCAACTGGCAGTGTCCACATTTACGGTTGTGTTTTCGATTGGGATCGGGAGCAAGAGGATTCAACCAGACATCATTCAATATCATGTTATTCTCCATCGTTATAGTTATAGTTAAAGTTAATTAGTTAAATAATGCAATCAAAATGTTTTTATATATTGAATCTTTTTTCTTTTAAAAAAAATCAATTTTTTAGCAGGATACTTTTTTATTACTCATTTCTTACTATCCTACTC